AATAAAAAGATGGTTTCTGTCATGCACTTCCTCCATGCCTACTTCATAATCAGGTGTCCCAATGCTGAAACTATTCTTTACGATGCTCGTCACAAGATTCCAGATGTTGCAGGACCTGGTAAGGCACAGTACAATAAGAGGAAGAAGGTTTCCATCGAGAGGTGTGAAGCCTTTATCCGGGGCGACTCTGTAAATTCCCACTGGATTGATACATTTGTAAAATCTAAGAAGAAAGATGACCTCGCAGACACTGTCATGCAAGCACTCTCATTCGTGAATAGGAAGGAGGTATTACCAGCTTCACAAAAGAAGAAGTCTACAAAGTTGGTGGCACGTCGACCAAATGAGAATCAAAAAATGACAAAGTATTCAAAATCAAACTTAGCTTGGATTTATCTAAACAAAGTTGAATGTGAAGTTATTGAAAACAATAAAAGATTTATGAAAGATCTCAAAAGATATTACAGAGACCTAAGTGAGTTGATTAAAGATATAAAGTAAGTATATACAAATGAGTCTCACCATTCGAATGTGCGCCGTCAACAAGCCCAACCTGGACAAGGTCATCAAGAGCAACAAGCGTCTCAAATCCGCCTTTCATTCCCAAAAGAGTAAAAGAATGAACCACCGTATAGCCCTTGATGAGCTCGATACATTCCTTGAACTTGTAGATGACGCTATGGATGCCATGAACGATGTTGAAGTTGTTAGCAAAGATGCACAAGACAAATTATTTAAGTTGTATGATTTCTGTGGAGAGGTTCCAATGAACGATGAATGTAAATATTAAAGAATAGGACGGATAGTTATTCATAATGAAGAAAGTATTAGATCATGGATTCGTAGAACTCATTGACCACATGCCTCAACAAAACCTAGATAAGGCTATTGTTGATGGTGCTCGTGTGAGTTATCAGACGGGTACTACGACTACTAGAGGGGATAGGGGTTTGATTCGGTATCTTGTTCGAAACTGGCATACTTCCCCACTCGAACTTGTGGTGTTCAAGTTTCGTATCAAGGCACCCCTATACATTGCTCGTCAATGGCTGAGACATAGGACCGCCTCTGTAAATGAAATGTCTGCCAGGTATTCTATCGTTGATGAGGAGTATTACGAACCAGAATTCCTACGTGGACAGTCTGCTGTAAATCACCAAGGATCAGAGGGTGTTGTAGAACTTGATAGTGAATTGGGTGAGCTTCTATCTAAAAATTATAAATGCAGTTTCAAGATTTATCAAGAGTTACTTGAAAGGGGTGTCTGCAGGGAACAAGCTCGAGGGGTCTTACCACAATCAACCTACACCTCTTTCGTGTGGAAAATGGACCTCCACAATCTCATGCATTTCTTACAATTGAGAATGGACCATCACGCTCAAAAGGAAATTCGAGACTATGCCACGGCTATATATGAACTTGTCCAACCCCTGGTACCCCACTCTATGGAGGCATTCATGGATTTCCGTGTAAATTCCATGCAACTCACTGGTCCCGAGATTGAAGCTATAAACTCTGGGAAAGAAATTGAATCTCCGGGTGAACGTAGAGAGTTTGAAGAAAAATTGAAACGTTTGAAAATTAAATGTCCTTAAAATACAACAAACACTATGTCCGCTATTTATGCACCAGTCGTATTCGCTGCCAAGAACAAAAACAAGGGGTTCAAACAATTGAGTAAGAAGATCCAAAAGGAACGTGACACTGATGTGGGTAAGATCAAAGAGAAATTCTCTGAAATTTTCCGTGATGAACAGCGTCGCATGAAGGGATACCTCCAGGAACATGACAAGTTAGTCAAAAAGGATGAAGCTCCCAAGAAGAGTGGGAAAAAATCTATCGACTTTTACGAAAAGTAAACCACAAAGTACATAAGACAAAAAACATCGCAAGGGGTTGATTATCCCCGAACCTCTCAGCCAGTAGAGCGCAAACCACGCTGTACTGAACGACTCTAATTTCCTGTTGCGTTTTAACCATCGAGCGTTTCATAGAACCCCTAGACTTTTGTAAGCCCATAACAGCTGTATTTATTTTACCAATTGTACCAGGAATCTCTGTAGTCTTCATAAATATATCCCCAATATCTACCGACTCCAAGAATTGTTGCTGGATGAGGGGTTCCAGGTACGTGAAGTAGTTGAAGTCTGGGTCCAATTTGAGACAAATACCTTCAATGATGGAAAAGGACTTTGCTAGGTATACAAAGCTTGTTGGTACAACGAAGGGTTTTTCCATTGCGAGTTGGACAGCTAGCTCATCATTCATGATTTTAGAACTATCTAGAGTCTCCAGGTATCCCAAAATAGTTTCAAAGAATACTTCAATATCAGAAATATCAGAGGTTGTTGGGACGATGACACCTAATTTGATTAGGGTGTCGACTATACCAGCTGTGTCACGAGCGATTATAAAACCAAATAGGGACTTGAATCCATCCCTCAACTCATCAGATAGATTTACAAGTAGTCCAAAATCATAAAATACAAGCTTCCCATTGGATGAAAACCCTAAATTCCCTGGGTGTGGATCTGCATGGAAGAAACCATTGTCCATTGTTTGGATGACATATGCATTAATGAGTGCTTCACATATCTTCTTCTTATTCACTTTGGAGTCGGTAATCTCTGTGAGTTTTGTTGAGGGTACATATTCCATTACAATCATGTCATCATTCGAGTACTTCTTATAGACTTTAGGAACCTTGACCCAGTCAACATCCCGCATACCCTTTTTGAACTTGATGGCATTCTCAATTTCTTGTTTGTAATCTGTTTCACCTAGGAGATACTCAATAGACTCATCGAGGACTAAACCAGAACTATTCCCTGTGTCAATACCAACCTTTTCTAAAAATTCTACAATTTCCCTAACATTATTTGTATCTTCCTTCATAATGTCTATGATTCCAGGTCTTTTTACTTTTACAACAACCTTTTTTCCATTATGTAGGACAGCCATATGTACCTGACCAATACTTGCAGATTTGAATGGTACCAGGTCAAACTCTTTGAATATGCTTTGATCTACAACATCATGTATTTCCACGGGAGGGACATTGTCTTGGAGAGATTCCAACTCCTTTGTAAATTCGGGTGGGTATAGATCTCCTCTCGTCGAAGCAATTTGACCTAGTTTTACAAATGTTGGACCAAGATAGAGGAGTTCATCTTTCGTCCATCGACCCAATTCAGCTTTATCTTTTACAAAAGTGTTTTTCCACAGGAATTTACCAGCAAACTTCCATGTTTTAAGCTTTTGTTTCGGTGGTATTTTAACGCGCGAAGACGCATACACATTAATTTGATTGAGTATTGACCACATCCTATAATAACCACAGGAATTATTCTGTAAGTTAAATATAGAATGAAGATTCATATCGTTGGATCTGGACCAACAGGAATGTCTCTCGCATGGGAGATTCTCAGGTCAGGTGAACATGATGTCACAATCTACGATAGAAAAGTTTCAGCCGGAGGTTCTTGGTGGGAACCCGATACAGAAACACGTGACTTACACGCACACAGAATTGTATTTGATAAGGCGTTTGTAAATACACAGTCCATATTTTCAGAGATGAACATCGATTGGAATGATATATTTCAAATAGTAGAAAGGAAAAGTATTTTTGAATTTGCTTTTAAATCCCTAGGTGTAAAAGATTATGGAACCCTCATTTCTCTCTTTTCTAAAGTAATTGCACAACCCAAAAAGTTTAGGGGTATATCTCTAAAAGACGCAGTAGGAACTCTCAGTGAGACGGGTCAGGCATACATTGAACACTTACCACTCATCATGGACGGGGTTACATGGGATGTGATGACAGCATATGAATTTGTAAAAAATATAGACCATACCATGCTTTCACAAATGTGCACACAGAAGGTCTCAGGTAAGGTGATGTGTGATGCTATGGAAGAAGCACTCATTAACGCTGGTGCCAACTTTATTTTTGGTACAGAACTGACGAATGTTGAATATGGGGAGGATGATTTTGTTGCAACCTTTTCAGATGAAAGAATTATTGATGATGGAATGCTGTTTTTGTGTCTCGATAACAGTCCAGCCCTGAAATTTTTAGGAGACAATTGGGGACCCGATGCCCTCAAGAAGGTTCAGGGAAGTACCTATGGTGCTATTAATGTTCTAATTGATTACGAAGAAACACCAGTCATGAAATCAGACCTTGAAATAGCAATCCAAACCAAGTGGAATTTACAACCCAAGGTTCTATTTGGCACTAACACGATATCATGTGTTATATGTGACCTTAATGAAGAAGTGTTGAGTTCGAATCCAGATATCATCAAACAAGAAGTTATCAAACAACTCGGTTTACCCGAGCCCCTTGATATACGAATTGGTTGGGGTGCAGAATGGGAAGTCGAAGAGGAGAAGTGGTCCTTTTCCCAATCCTCAGGGGTTCTCAGCCTTCATGGTCAACTCCCATTCTTTGGGAAATGCCCCAAGGTTGCGATGTGTGGTATGATGTCTCCACGTGAAACACCTTACTCGAGTATTGAATCTGGGGTTGAAGTATCTAGAGCCCTAAGTCATGAATGTTTTGGTACGAGAGAACCACTCAAACCCCTCCTTCTCACACAAGTCCTACTTTTCGTACTTGTGCTGCTTATAGTTTTAGTATCTGTATATCGTAATAGAAATCAATGAAGTTCATAGCAAAAGTGTACGAACCTATGTATGACTTCAATGATAAAAAGTATATCCGTTATATAATTCCTGTAAAAGTCTCGGAAATTATAGAACGAATGCATACAAATAAATCGCATCTCCTCATGAATCAAAATAGAGATAATCCCCTTGATGGTACTATTCTCACAGTGAAGGTGCCGTTCCGTTATAGGAGAGTGATGTGCAACGTCAAAGGACGTCCCATTCAATCTCTAATAAAGGATGATGAAGTTGAAGTTGTGGTGGACTTTAAAGGGGTTTGGAATGTTGGAAATTATTCAGGCTTCTCTTGGACACTCTCGAGTTCCTCGATGGGTTCCTCGACGGGTTCCTGATTAGGGTCATTGGGAAGGTTAATTGTCTTGAGACCACCCTGCTTGAACCCCTCAAATGTCTGGAGCATCCCTTGCATACGGAACAAATCCTGTGTGGATTTCTCGATTTTCTCACGAAGCTGTTGAATGTTCTCTTCAATGTTTACGGAAGGCATTGTACTTATTTAAAGTTTAAACCCTTTAAATAAGTATAGTAGGATGACAACCCTCACGAGAACTGGATATCTGGTAGACACGGGTCCAATCCAAGAAATTAAAAAAGAATTAACGGTAAGACCTATCGTAAATGGCGACTTTGGATTTCCTCCACCGCCTTTCAAAGTTTTCAGACCAACTAAGAATGGAGTCTGTGTTCCAAGATTCTATGGAACTGATAAGCTTGGAGAGCCTCGGCAAGACAAACGCCCTGAACCAACCCGAATCAAGACCAAGTTTGTGGGACAACTCAGGGATTCTACCCATCAAAATGAAGCACTCGCAGCAGCAATTAAAGCAGGGCATGGTGTACTTTCTTTACCATGTGGGTACGGCAAAACGACGGTATCCTTGGCCATAGCATGTAAGTTGGGGTACAGAACCATGATTGTCGTGCATAAGCAGTTTCTTGCAGACCAATGGCGAGAACGTATCCAACAGTTTTGCCCAGGCGCCACGATTGGTATTGTTCAACAGAATAAAAAAGAAGTTGATTGTGATTTTGTTATTGCCATGCTTCAGTCTCTGTCCCTCAAGGAGTATAGTTTCTCAGATTTTGAGAGTATTGGGACTCTCATTGTAGATGAAGCCCATCACATATGTGCTAAAGTGTTTAGTCAGTCCCTCTTCAAAATGTGTCCACGACATATTTATGGTCTTTCAGCAACACCAGAGAGGAAAGATGGTCTCACCAAGGTTCTTCATTGGTTTATGGGTCCCACCTTTTTTGCAGTTGAACGGAAAAATCAGGAACAGGTTGAAGTGTTCCCAGTCATCTTTGAGTCTCCAAACTATAGAAACCCACCCCCATCTATGCGAAATGGTAAGATTTCAATGCCCAACATGATAACAGAGCTCGTCGAGGACAGGAGCAGAAACGTAATGTTGGTGGAATTAGTTAAAAAAGCCTCAGCAGGTACCCGACAACTCCTAGTACTCAGTGACCGCCGTCTTCATTGTGAATTTCTTCATCAATGTTTTCCCAAAACGTCTGGTCTATACATGGGGGGTATGAAAGAAGCGCAACTCCAAGAATCCTCAAAGAAGAAGATTATTTTCGCTACATTCAGTCAAGCCCATGAAGGTTTGGATATTCCTACCCTAGACACGGTTATTTTAGCTTCCCCCAAGTCTAATATCATACAGAGTATTGGTCGAATTATGAGAGAAACAAAGGGGAAGAAGAACAATCCACACATTTATGATGTTCATGACCCATGGTCAGTCTTCACTGCTATGTATTATAAGCGGGTGAAGGTGTACCGTCAAGGTGGTTTTAATATTCATGGTAAAAACGTGGAAGAACCTAAGAGTGCCTTTCCTCAGGGAAAGTGTTTGTTTTTATAATCTGAACATCTATTAAATGTCTGGTGCATTAATACAATTGGTATCTAAAGGTGTACAAGACATATACCTTACCAGTGAAGAGGGTCATTCTTTTTTTCGTATGAAGTTTACGAGACACACAAACTTTTCTCAGGCTCCAAAATTGATTAAATCTATTACGAATACAGATAATTCGATTATCATTCCAGTTTTAGGTGATGTAATCAATGGTATTTGGTTTGAGAAAGTTGGTGTCGATGCTGTAAACATGTCTTCCAATCTTTTTTACAATTCCACTATTGAGCTTTATATAGGGGGTCAGAAGATAGATTCCCAACATTTTGATTATTACTCTGATATATGGCACAATTATATGGCTGACACCTATACAAAAACACTAGAATTGAATAACAAAGTTTCTAAATCCAATCCAGCATTTCTCCCACTTCACTTCTTCTTTTGTGATCATAAGGCATTTTTACCCCTTGTAGCCTTACAACATCATCAAGTCGAAATCAAAGTCAATTTCGATGACACTTATTATAATGATTCAGTTCTAAATCTTACAGCTGCACAAAAACGAATTAATGTATACGGCAACTATATTTACCTAGATAAAGAAGAACGAGAATCACTTGTGGGTCGAAGTCTCGACTTTGTCATCACACAAACACAAAAAATAGAACTTCCAATGGAAACTGTGGCTGATAACACTTTAGGTGGTGGTGATAATACATTTGATATTTCATCGTTTAATCATCCAGTCAAATCCATCTTTTTTGGTCATGGGGCATTAAGTGATGATTTTGCGAACGATCGTTTTACATTTTTAAGTGGTGATATACAAATCAATGGAACCCCAATTCTCGAAGATATGTCTCCAATTTATTTTCACACAGTACAAAACTATTACAAATCATCGTACGGTATGAATGATTTTGTGAGTGAAACCAACGTACTTTTCAACACAAGGTACTTCGCGTACCATTTCTGTCTAAATGCATCGGACTATAATCCATCAGGTACGTGCAACTTTAGCCGTATCGATAATGCCAAACTTATATTACGGGGTGTGGAGAAGGGTAATCTTAGACCA